CATACCGAATGTTCCCATCGACATGGCGATCAAGCCAATACCAACGACAGCCTTCATCGCGCCGCCGTTCTTTGAGCCAGCGACAACTGGAAGAATATGCAGAGGAGCTGAACCAAGGCGCATACCCGCTATCTGCTCTTCGTCCAGACACATTCCCGTATCGATATCTTCACCGCGGACAATATTGTAAGAGCCCTCTCGTAGATCGATGATAAACTCGGGAAAGTTGGCCGTCATCGCACGAACAGCATCAACGACGGTATCAACCTCGAACTGAAACTTCTCGCCATACTTTGCGCCAAGGGTTCCGTGAAGGTAAACGTCACGCATTTTCAGCTTCTCCTGTCCAACGTAGCCATCGTTTTGCTTGACGCGCCCAGAGAGCAGCAGGTTCGCGGCGCGACATACGCGTAGGTAAGTGGTGCAATATAAGCCCTTGGCCGACCAATAAGCCGCCGTGGTTCATCTTTTCTGAGCGGATCGACATTAGGAAAACATCGCCTGGCTTAGCTTCAGATTTAGCGATCTCGCGAAAGCCGATCTTGGAAGGCTCCGTGTTGTAAAAGTCGGCCTCTTTCTCCCACCAAGCGTCGTCGCGAGGAAAGTCAGGAAGGTCGATCTTTTGAAATGGCCATTCGGTGATACCCTGCTCAAGCAAAGCATCTGCACCCAGACGATAACAGTCGCGGATTAGCGTGTAGCAGTCAGAGGTGAAGTGCATAAACTTACGACCAATGACCGGGGCTATATCTGTATCACCACCCCAAACGACAGGATCACCCATGCGATCCTCATCAAGCGGAATTATTGCCCACTTCAAGCCAGTGATCCTCTGCTGCTGCGCATCAACAAGTGACGGGAAGAGCGGACCGTTTGGGTGAGAGTGAACAATTACGTCAATGTGACCGTGGTGCTTCACGATAACCTTGCTATCGATCCGGAACGAGCAAAGCTGACAATTGCAATCTGGATCGTCTTTGTGGGTGGAGGGATCGGCCGACTTGTTTTCACACGGAACATAGATGCCATCTACGATCAATCCGCAGCTTTCGACCGGGAAGACTTTTCGCGCGTGTTGCTTAGCGTCGTTGTATGCCTGTTTGAAATCTTCGCTCATTACCGAACTCTACCCATGCCAGGAAATCCACCAAACGGAAGCGCTTGATCCGCGCCAAAACGCAGCTTGCAGCATTTCGTAGACCGAGAAGGCTTGTCTTCTGACTGGTTGAACACTGGCTGATCTAGCTCATCAAAGAGGTTCCCGCCGGTGTATGGGCATTGAGCTTTGTCATAATTGAAAGCCCCCACGCCAGCATCCCAGACACGGTATCGCCAAATGCATGTGTCACGAACAGCGGCGCGACCAGGAATCATACGACCAGCTTGGTCGATCGCTGCGGACAGCTCCCATGTGATCTCTTCCGGCGTGTCGGATGTTTTCTGCTCGACTGCATAAATATCAGGGCCAAAGTATGCATCTGCATCAGCGTCAGGCCGACCATCAAGAAAACGCTCTGACACCCGAATACGTGTGACGATACACCCGTTCAGGTCGCCAAAACTATTGACCGTCGCTTGGATGATACCGCCCTGCGCAAAGTCAGAGTTAGCAATGCTAATCGTTGGTGTCGGTAAAGAACCCTGCCCTGATGTCTCCAGACCTTCGAATTGAATATCGATCGGCGTATATTCCAAACCCTGATAGAAAACTGGTCCGTTAGACTCAGATCCCTTCACAAAGCGCAGAATTGTGCCACCGATTGGCGAACAATCGATGGAGAAAAGCGCAATAATTGCGCCTGGGTCGAGTCTTTGAATTTCAGCTAAATGTCCGGACATAATATCCCCTCAGATTTACCAAGAATAAGTCAGCACTGACCTAATATCAAGCACATTAAGATGCCAAGGAAAAGTCCTGTTTAAACTTGGCCGTAAAGGTGAACGGGGACTTGCTGCTGGAACTCCTCTCTACACATATCCAATTCAACGAGGCAGAGTATCCATACGGCTGATAACTGAACGGCTTGTAACCGCCGCGTTCTCTAAAGAAGGCATCCAGCTCTTGCTTTTGCAACAGTGTGATACCATCCCACTTGAGATCAATCTGCTCACGAATATGGTTCAAGCCGCGTGGGCCGGATTGTGTATAGCCATCGCCAAACTCCGCCTTAAAGAGCGACACCTCGGGTTTTGACATGTTGCCCGGTGACGGTGCAATTGAAGGGCTAAATGTAATCAGCGGCATTATCGTTTCCCATTGTTAAGCATGTTGCCAGGCTTAAGCTGGCGCCGTAGTTCACTCGTTACAGCACCGCGCATTGTGCTTTCCATTTCGCGTGCCATCTTGCGCGCGAGATCGTCGTTCTGATCCGGTGTGCCAGCGGACCCATTAACCGTGACAGGTGCGTTGATGGAGATCGCTTGATTGTTGCCGCCCATTTGACCGCCCAAAGAAGACATCTGCTCGGTCGTGAAGATACCTTCGCCTTTTTTGGTGATCACAGGCACTTCGCCGATACCAAGCTTTGGACCACCGACAATACCGCCGCCGTGAAACTTAGGTGCGCCATTAAACAGACTTGGCGATACCATGCGTGTTGTGAGCCTTGTTTGACCGACGATGCCGCCGGTGTGTGCGACAGGAACACCCATCATACCACCAATGAAGGATGTGAGAATGTTTGTGCCGCCCTTCGCGCCCTTCGCGATGTCCGAAAATCCAGCCATCATACCCTTCACGGCAATATCAGCCAGACCGTCAAGCACGTTGTTGATCAAACTAGAAAGAGCGGCGCTTGCTGTGTTCGTGCCACGCACAACACCAGCGAGGCCAGAGCTAAGGTTCGATGTCCAGTTCGTTGACTGTGTGATCAGAGCGCCCTGAAAATCGCGCCACTCTGCCATCTGCCCGATCATAGGGTTCATAGCGGCAGAATATTCACCACGAATAGCAGCCTTCTGCGCTTCAGCTTGACGCACGATCTCAACTTCAGCCAAACCAGCTTGACGCGCCCGATCCATCCACGCGTCAACACCGGCGATGCGATCCTGAAACTCAAGCTGGCGCTGCTGACGCTTACTTAGCAATCCGCGTTCCATATCCTGACGCTCAGCGGCCATGTCTGCGGCGCGCGATGTTGCTTCGAGCTGACGGTTCTGCTGAATAGCAGCGGCTTTCTGAGCCACAGCGTTTGCGAACTCAGGACTATCCTCGCCGAATGCCACACGGACGTTTTCGACGTATTTGGTCAGTTCAGTGTTAAGCTGGATCAGCGCATTTGTGTCACCTTCGTAGTTTGGATCCTGCATACGTGCAGTTTCCTCTACGAGCTTCCGCGCAATCTCGACACGATCTTCCTCAAGCTTCAGGCGCTGACGATCGGCGTCAGTGCGCGCATCCTTCTTAAGATCCATCTCAGCTTCGACAGCGTCCAACTCTTTAGCCTTAGCGATCAAACCGGCATACATCTGGTTTTCCGCATCGCGCGAGCTGGCAACATCACCGGCTTCGATGAGATTGATCAGCGCTTGCAGGTTAGAGCCACCATCCGCTTGACGTGCGGTCGCGATATCAGCCGCCAGAGAGGTCAACTCGTCCTTGATTGCGAGTGTGTCCTGCAAACCGGCAACTTCGCTCTCAAGAGGCCCGTTGAGCAACATTGCGGCATCGACGATTGAGGTTTGGGCGGCCACTTGCATGCCCACAAATTCTTCAATCATCGCATCCATGCCGGCGTTGTCGTAACGCGGTGCCGATGAGCTGGCGCCAGGACTACCTTCTGCATTGCCGAACCGGTGATTGCCGATATTCTGCCATTCGCCGCCAGCACTTGAGCCCCAAGAAGGCTCGACGGTGCCAGGCGCGTAATAATTCAGCGCGCCACCGGTTGGATCTGAGTAATTTCCATACATGATCTTGCGCGCAGCAGCCATTGCTTCCGCGCTTGGCGTCATGTTCGCCATATCAAGCGCGCCTTCGCCATTCGCATAGCCTGTGACGCCGTTCCAAGCAGAGAACTGCCCGGGTTTCATGATCGTGCCACTGATACCTTGACCGTAATTGCCGTTGCGTGCGCGGTTCGCAATCACAGAGCCAACAGCCAGCATACCATCGGCGCTTTCGCCACCAGCTTCAGCTTGAATAGTCTTGGCGAGCAGAATGAGGTCGCTTTCGGTCATCGGCACGGCCGAGCCAGCACCACCGAACGAGCCGTCGCTAAAGATACCCATCGAAAGATCGGCCATAGCGCCTTTGACCTGGCCGGTCATGCCCAGCATGCTACCCATAGCGCTTGTGACAGCATCGATACGCGCAATGGTTGGATCACCGAACGTGTTCTCTTGCATCACATCGGCCAGCGAGTTCATCGCTGCACCTTGAATGTTCGTGATGCCGACGGCCGACCTTAGAGCTTCGCGAATACGTTCAGCCGAACCCATCGTCTCGTAGCCGCCATCTGCGAGCCTTTGAATGATCGTTTCGGTGCCGTTCATTTCAGTGCCGGCAATCTCATTGAGAAGCTCAAGCCGCTCTTCGAGCAGATCCTGATATCGATCTTCCAGATCTTCTTCCAGATCCTTCTGACCTTTCATCATGGCGTCCATGATTTCTTTTTGAGCAGTCGCTTCAATGAGCGCATCGGTCAGGTCACGAACGGTATCGCCACCATCTTCGATAGAACCGAAATCGCCACGCTCGATACGTGTCATCAACTGCGCCATAGCACCGTCAGAGCCTTCCAGCTCCGAACGCATACCGGCAATCTCCACAACGAGGTCATCAAGGATCTTCTGGCCGCGTGCGACCTTTGCTTCCATGTTCTCGATATCCGGACCCATGTTGAGATCTGGAATGTTATCGTTGACCATGTTGGCGCGCGCGTCGATCACCAACTGACGCAGAGCGCTCAAGCGCTCACGCAGCCCAAGCGGTGTCGGAATGCCAAGCATTCTGCTCGCTTCGTCTTCACCCATCGCTTAGCTAAGCAGTCCTTCGCGCATGTCCAAAATTTGCTGGTTCATTTTACGCTGAGCGGTCAGAAGGAGATCTTCATACTCTTTGGTGATGGACGCCTGGCTCCGGCCGGTCTCTTCGGTCGTGGCGAGCTGAAGTGTTTGCCAGTCCTGAAGCTCGATCACCCGGCGTCGGTATTCTTCCTGAGATGTAAGTTCGCGTGCGTTGATCTCGGAATTTAAAGTTTGGCGGATGATTTCACGCTCACGCTCGCCTGCGCGCATAAGAATACCATCACGAGAAGCCATAACCTTTTCCAAGGAAGCCTTTGCTTCCGCAAGATTATCAACGGACGTGCGACCTAAGTGGCCGCCACCATCAACAGCCTTTTGATACAGATCAACCTCTTTTTGAAGCTGCTCGATACGGTCTTCGACAATGCGTGCGGCAGCTTCCTGCGACTCTGCGCCGAACTTCTCCAACTCAGTGTAGGCCGCTACGACTTTATCCTTGAACCAACCGAAGTGATTACCAGCAAGCACCAACGCGCCGCCTAGAACGATCAACCAGGGGGCGGCAGCAAGTATAGCCGAACCAAGTGCCATCATCGCTGTGCGTGCTGCTAGAAGACCCGTTGCGGCCGCCGTAGCTGCCGAGAAGCCAACGCCGTTCATCTGCACGCGGAATAAGCTCGCTTGCAGACTAGCCGTTGCCATAGAAGATTTGAAGCCTTGCAAAGAAAGTTTCAGCATCTGCACAGAGCCCATGAAAGCGCCAGCGGCGCTTCTGAGAGCGATCATTCCAATACCGGCAGCGGCAATCTTAGCGATCAAAATCAACTCATCACGCATGCCGAACAGGTATCGTGTCACCGCGGCGACCCGATTGGCTGTGCTGGACAACAGGTTGCCAAGTTCATCAGCCCAGATACGCGCGCGGTCACTCTCTAGGAAGCTGTTAAACTCCTTCAGAACATCTTTCAGCGCCGTATCAACAAAGGATTTCAGACCCGGGCCGGTTGCAAGCTGCTGGAAGTTCGCGCGCATCTTTGTGACCTGACCGGAGAATGTTTCCATCATCCGCAGTGCTGAGCCACCGAATGTGCGCTCAAGCTCGGCGTAGAATGCATTCAGTGCCGGACCAGCCTGAAGGCGACCCGTCGCGATAGCCGCTGTCAGCTCAGCAATTGATACACCCATCGAGCGTGCCATGATCTGCATCGCAGCTGGCATCGATTCTCCGAGCTGTTGACGCATCTCTTCCATCTGGATCACAGATTTACCGGACATCTGCGTAATACCCAGTGTCACACGGTGCAGCTGCTCGTCTGTGCCACCAAAGGCCGCGATACCGTCGGCGATCGCTTGTAGCGACCCTGCCATCGGATCTGTGCCGGTTGCACGCAGTTTAACGAATGTCGAGGAAAGCTCGTTCAAGGAGAACGGCATTTTGGTGATCTGCTCACGCAGGTAAGCTACGTTTGTCGCAGCTTCGCGGATCGGATCAGAGGACTGCGCAAGACCTTCCATCTGGAAGCGCAAGCGCTCCATGTCGGCGTTGATCTTGACGATGTTACCGATCAGGCCGTTCGAGGCGCCGGTCATGGCGGAGAAGGCAAGCGTTAGACCACCAGCAACGATCGCCACATCACGCAGACCAGCAAGAAAGCCGCGGCTGGACTTATCCGCCTGTTTGACGGATTTCACATAGGCAAGATTGGATTGGGTGAGTTTGCGAAAATGCGGATCAGTGCGTGCAAGCTCCGACTGGAACTGGCGCAGGGACTGTCCGGCACGCAACATGCCGGACGTGAATGACCCATCGCTGAGCTGAAGTTCGATCCGAATACCGGGCATTCTCTTAACCTTGACGCTTACCTTGCCTTTTCGGCTCTCAGGCGTTGTTTCAGTGCATTCAGGGCGTCGCGATCAAAGGCCGGATCAAATCCATCTCCGAGGTCTTCTACCCTTACAACCGTCGGAAGGTCTTCGTTCCAGACGTAGATTTGGCCGACTCTTTCGCTTAAGGTCTTGAGCGCGCCGTTGTAGGCTTCGCTTGAACCTTGTGATCCGAGAGCATGGATCTGTTCGATCAGTGCTTCAGACCTGAGCCGGTCGATTTGATTGGCTAAGAACCAGAATTTATTTGGGTGAAGATTGAGCGTTTCGTGGACGCTCAATCCGTATTCTTTGACAACTCTGGCGAACAGAAAGCCGAAATCGACTTGCTTTAGGCCGCCGGTTGGTCGACACGTTGGCCAAGAAGTTGTCGCTCAGGCCCAGCGTCGCCATTCCAGCAAGTATCAGCAATGCAGCCTGGCGTGGGTCGGTCGTCTGAGACATCAAATGGTCCTCTTGCCG